TCCAAGGCCAAGGCGGAGGATATAGCTAAGGCGCTTGAAGATATTGGTCTGGCCGCTGATGGGTCTGTCGTAAATCTGGACAAATTCACGGACGCGCTGGTAAACGCCGGTCTATTGCAGTTGAGCGCCCGTGATGCGGCTCGTGGGTTTGAGGAAGCTATCGACGCCATGTCTGAGTCGCTGGCTAATAATGGCCGGACGTTGGACACCAACACAGCGCAGGGCCGTGCTAATGAGGCGGCGCTTGACGGTATCGCCGGGGCTGGGTATCGCTCCGCTCAGGCGATGGCAGCTAACGGGGCCAGTCAAGATGCGTTGGCGGGCAATTTGGACACCACGTTTAACAAACTGGTGGGCGCGGCCCGTCAGTTCACGAACACTGACGCGGAAGCTCAGGCGCTGGCACGGGACATCATGAAGATCCCACCGGGCGTGGACATCAAGACGTGGATGGCCGACGAAGCCAAGCGCATGGCTGAGGCTACCAAGGGTGCTGTTGATGCTATCCCTGCACGGAAAGATATTTCCGTTGTCACCACGTACACGGAGGTTGATCTGCGGCGTGACGAGGCGCGGGAGGCTGGTCCGCGTCAGGGACGCGCCACTGGTGGGCGGGTTCCTGGGTTCGCTGAGGGTGGACGTGTTCCGGGTACTGGCCCGGGAACTGAGATGACCGATGGGTTCCTCGGTATCGACTCTCTTGGGATTCCCCGAGTGAGGGTGGATGCGCGTGAGTGGATCATCAACCCTGACTCGTCGGACAGGTACAACCGTGAGTTGGCGGCGATCAACGCAGGCACGTTCCCGAAGCTCCCTGGCTACGCGGAGGGCGGTAGGGCGGGGCGTGAGTGGTCAGCTCAGCAACTCGGGTACATGCCGGGGCGGGCTGGGGGCGTGGCTTCCGAAACCATCGTCAACGCACCCATCACCCTCAATCAAGTGAACGACCCCGTTACCGCAGCACACGAAGTATCTCGCCGGCTGAACAGGCTGGGGACATAGGAGGGAGTCTGGGATGCCTTACCCAAGTCCAGTAACGTATCCCAGCCCTTCCCTCTACCCTGGCTTCACGAACACTGAGGGCCGCAAGGTCGCTCTCGGTGATCTTGTCCTTGGTGAGACGGACCCATACGGTGTGCGCTGGTCGTTGACTAAGTTCGACGGGTGGCGCGGCACACCAGGGACAACGCTGGAATTGAAGCAGCGGGCCCGTGCCGATGGTGCCACGACTACTGAACCGTTTGTGCCGGCGCGGATCATGACGCTTGGTGGCTTGATTCACGCCCCGGATATCGCGGCGCTTGATGATGCATTTGACCGACTCAACGCGGCGGTGACGCTGGATCCCCAGTTGATGGTTGTCGCTGAGGGTTCCCGGATCCGGAACTGCATGGTGCAGCGTCAGGGCGAGGTTATCCCTGATGAGTTTACGGACAAGCTTGGCGCGTATTCAATCCTGATTTCCGCGGCGGATCCGCGTAAGTTCGGTGATCTTGTGTCGTTGTCTACGGCGTTGCCGTCTAGTAGTGGCGGGCTGGTGTATCCGGTGACTTATCCGGTGACGTATACGGGGTCTTCGGTGACGGGCAAGGTTCAGATCAATAACACGGGGAACACTCAGGCTCCGGTGTGGTTGAGGGTTGATGGCCCGATCCCGGCTGGCGGTTGGACTGTGACGCATGTGGGTAAGAAGCAGTCGCTCACGTTCGCGACGAGCCTTGCACTGGCCGCTGGCGAGTTTGTGACGGTGGACATGGACAGGCGTGAGGTTCTGGCTCAAGGCCAGTCCGCTAGGTCAGGTTACGTGACGAGCCGCGGCTGGTTCAGCCTTGACCCTGGCGTGAATGAGATCGCCTTTTCCGCTGCCAACTACTCTGCAACCGCCCTTCTGACTGTGGCTACTAAGCCAGCGTGGTCATAGATCTGGAGTTGAGATGACTATTGTTTACTTGCAACCTGATGGGGTTGCTATCACGGCTCAGGCTGAGCGTCAGGGTTCGGCTGCTTTGCATGGTGGCGGCGCTGGGCGTCCGCTTGGTGGCCGTTCGGGGTTCCGTGTTGATACCCCGTCGAACATCCTCACAGCCACGTCTACGACGTGGACCCTGGGCCCCTGCGCTGCGATGATCGACCCCGGCGCGGCCACTCACCAAGGCGTGTATGGGTGGTCCACGGACGCGAACGTGACCGGCTCCGTGACGGCTGCTGATGCGACGTACACCCGCAAAGACATCGTCTACGTCCAGGTCAACGACTCATCCGCTGGTGACGGCTCGGGTGCGACTACTGCCCCTGTCCTCTATCTTGCTGGAACCCCGTCAGCGTCTCCTGTTGCCCCAACCTTGCCGGCGCGGTCGTTCCTTGTCGGTACGATCACGGTCCCGCAGTCTGGTGGCGGTTCGCCCACGGTGGTTGTGAACCCCGCCCGTTACGCGGCGGCTGGCGGGATCCTCCCCGTAGCGGACAATGCGGAACGGACGGCACTGTCAGCCTATGAGGGTCTGATTGTGGACCAGAAGGACGTTGACAGGCTTTACCGGCATAACGGCACCCGCTGGGCGCAGGTTGGGCTAACCGAACTAGGTCACACCACCACCGGGCTGGGCGGGACGCTCGCCGCATCACCGGCATGGTCAGACCTGCTCATTGTCACTGCGACAAGCTTGGGCGGCGAGGTGTGCATCGACTATGACGTGACGCTTACCAATGCGAACTCTGGTGCGCACCGATCCGGGGCCATTCAAGTGACTTGTGATGGCACCGCGATTGACCCATGGGCGTTCACAGCGCCATACATCAGCGGCATTAGCGTTCCACTGCCGCTTTCACTCAAGGTATTCCATACCCCCGCCGCGGGGACGCACACCTGGAAAATCCAGGGACAAGCTGGGGCTAGTGACGCCAGTTCGATCCAGGTGCTCAAGGGATCCATGACCGTTACGGAGAAGCCGTAGTGTGGCGGCTTCGGTGGCTGACCCGCTTGGGCCCGTATGGCCCCAGGGGTTGGGCGATGCTGATCCTGGCTTTGGCGGCGCTGGGCAGGGCCGCGGACTACTTGCGTCCGGCGCGGGCGGACTCTGCACCGTTCGTGCTGCGGGAGTTCGCGAGCATCATCCCGGTCCATGTGTGGGGTGTCCTGTGGGGCCTGACTGGTCTGGTTGTTCTGGTGTGCGCGTTCCGGAAGAAGCAGGCCCTGGCGCTCGCCGTCCTCGCCGGGATCTCCATGGTGTGGGCTCTGATCTACATCGCCACGGCCGCTTTTGGTTTGGCGGGTGAGGACACGATCCGGGCGTGGCAGGGCGCTCTGGGGTTTCTGGCGTTCTTTGTGCTGGTCGTTGCGATGGCTTTCATGATCAACCCCGGCCGGATCAGGGACGTGCCCTAATGACTGAACTGGTCTCCATCGCCGCCGCGGCCTTCACTGTCATTGGCGCGGTAGTCACGTCCGTTCTGACGTACCGAGCCACCCGGAAACGGGACGTGACAACGGACGCGCTGACTTCGCGCAGGGACACCATCGCTGACCGGGACGCCCTGATCACGACGCTCCAAGAGGACACCCTGCACCTCAAAGCGGACGTGCAGGAACTCCGCTCCGAAGTCAAGGAAGTGCGGAACTACAACAACGTACTCACCAACTTCATTTACAAGATGCTCGCCATTCTCAGGAAGCACAGCCTGACCGACGAGATCAACGCCAAGGATGTCCCAGAAGACATCCATATCTGAAGAGGGTCAGACGTGTGGATCTCCAATGGCTTGTCCCCCTCGGGGGTTTTCTCGGCGTGCTCGGCGGCGGTGTGGCGTGGTGGTTCAACCGTGCTGATAAGAAGCGTGACTCTCAGGAGGCGCAAGTGATCCAGACACTGAAGGACCGCATTGACGAGTTGAAGAAGAACGTCGCCGCGCTCACCCGGAAACTGGCGCGACGGACGCGGGTGGGTGACCGCTGGCGTGAACAGCTTATCGAACATCAGATCAAGCCCGACCCAGCGGAATGGCCGGAGGACGACGATGAACAGTGAAGATTCAGAGCTCCAGGAATTGGAGTCGGATCTGGAACGACGCAACAGGGCGGCAAGGTACCGGAACCTCGCCATCGTCGCCCTCGCTGTGCTGGCGCTGATCTTCGGTATGGTCTGCCTGTTCCTGGCGGTTGATAACGAGCGGTTGGCGTCGGCTAACGCGGCGTTTGGGAAGACTCAGCAGAAGGAGAAGCAGAGCCTCGCGGAAGAGTTCGACGCTGCGTGTAAGTCCGCGGACTTTGCGCAGTCCGCGGCTGGTTCCAACATTTGCCGGAAAGCCGCGCAAGTAGCGTCCGAGTCCCCCCACCCTCTGCCCGGCGCGAAGGGCGAACCGGGAAGGGACGGTGCGCCCGGTAGGGACGGGGTCAACGGCGCTGACGGGCTCCCCGGTAAAGACGGGCAGCCTGGCAAGGACGGCGCTGCTGGTGCCGCCGGGAGAGATGGCCTACCGGGGGCAGATGGTCTGCCCGGGCAGCCTGGCGCGGATGGCGTTGACGGTAAGGACGGCGCACCTGGTGCGGACTCCACCGTTCCCGGGCCTCCTGGTGCGACGGGACCGCAAGGCCCGCAGGGTGAACCTGGCCGCGGCATCTCATCCACTGTCTGCAATGACGACGGGCGCTGGATCATCACGTACACAGACGGCGGCGTACAGGACGCCGGCCAATGCCGCTCACCAATCATCGGGGTCAGACCATGAATATCGACGAATCACTCACAGCGAAGGGGTACACCCCAGCGGCGCACGTTCCACGGGTCTTTGGGCGGAAGCGAACCATCGAGTCCATCACCATCCATCACTGGGGCGTGCCCGGCCAGACCCATGACGGCGTGAACAACTTCTTCGTCAACGGGCCCGGAACCACGTCGGCGCACTTTGTTGCCTCGGCGGGCCGGGTCAACTGCCTCGTGTCCCCACTGGACGCAGCATGGCACGCAGGGAACGCGGTGGGCAACGCAACCAGCATCGGTATCGAGTGCCGGCCGGAAGCGTCAGACGGCGACTACGAAACTGTCGCTGCCCTTGTCCGATACCTCCGCGACGAATACGGCCCGGACCTGCCTCTTATCCCTCACCGCAACTGGCAGGCCACCCAATGCCCAGGCATCTGGGATCTGGACCGCATCAACCTCATGGCCAGCGGCTCCACAGCCATAGCCCCCCAGAGCACAACGACCACAACAGCAGAGGAATACGACATGACCGCCGAAGACATCCAGTGGATCAAGGAAAAACTTGCCCGCATCGAACAGTTGGACGTGTCCTTCGAGAAGGTCCTGACCGACCCCGTGACCGGTGTCATCAAGCAGGCCGCCGAGCTCACGCTGAAGGGCGGTGTGGGTTCTAGGTTCGTCCGCAGTGAGGTAACCGGCGAGGACACCGTGTACGAGCGCACCGACGACGGGAAACTCCGGCCTATCAACCTCACTGAGTTCCAGTTGGCCATGCGGTCCGGTGAGACTTACCGGCTCGTGCCCAAGTGGCTGATCGACGACATGCCGAAAGTCGGTTCTTGATGTTTACTCTCGCGTTTTGGAAGGCCGCGCTGGAGCGGTCCATTTCAACTTTCGTTGAATCGTTCCTAGCAGCGCTTGTGTCGTTGGGCGCGACAACGTTGACCGGTGTTGACTGGTTGCTCGCTTTGAACATTTCGGGGTTGTCGTTCGTGATTGCGCTGCTGAAGAACATCCTGGTTGCCAAGGCCACGGACGGTAACCCGTC